GTCCTAAGAAAATTGTTTGGTCTCAGTTACGGGTGCCCCTCTCAAACCTCTTGAGAGTCCCACTGTATTACACACCATATGGGGTGTGCAACTAGATGTTTGATTGTACCGGTTCAAACACTGGGAAGGTAAATATATATATACAAAATGTACGCAGGATTATTTTTATACTACATCGCAATCTCCATCCTTGGGTCCTACTCCTCCGGTGCGTATGGTCTGTAGTGTTTTGTTGTTTTCTGTTTTTGTAAGTTTTCGTGTTGTGTTTATAGTCTACTAAGACTTGTAATATGAAATGTTTAGGTATGCCTAAGGTGCAGTGTACTCATATGGTACAACGGTCGTCAACGATGTGTTAATTGTTCCAGTTAATGCTGAGGCTGTGGGAACTGTGTATGACGCCACCTTTGTTGGATCAGTGATCGTCACATACGCGATCCAAACAGGGGCTTGGACCGCACCAGCTCCTGTCAACACAGTCGCGAGCGATGTGTTGCCATCAGGGCCTTTGGCTCTAGTCATATTCACGAGTGTATCAGAATTGCTCATATTGAGTGGTCCGAAACCCGTTCCCGTACCAATCAATACAATGGTAACGGCAAACGTACCGCTGGCCCCAAGGGGCCAGGTGATAGTATTACCTGCATATGTACACAGCAACGAACCAGACTTAGTCTGTGTACCAGCAAACAACGTACCACTAGACATGCTAGGGGGTTGTTGGCATGACACTGTCGACGTTGTCACGTTCGTGGTGACATTGCTAGCGATAATCGGTTTCCTCAATTCAATTTCGTAACTCACCCACACGTCTCCCAAGTTACCAGTTGTTCCTTGACAACCTTGGACTGCAATATTAGTTGTACCTAGGTCGTACAGCAACTTATCCTCACTGTTTGCAATTGCACTTGATCGGACGTACTGGACATTGAATGGGTTTTCTTTTGGGTCACATTCGACTGGATGGCAGAACGCTTCACTAGGTACTGACTCATTGGAGCAGTACTCATTGAGAAGTTCATACTTGGTGGTTGGAACCGAGTCCGCAGATCGGTATGAGGTTTGTATCATCACGGTGCCCAACGCAGTATTAGTGGAGGCTACAGAAGCACCACTGGTTGGGATGTAATGAAAGACCATTCCTCGAATACGATATTCCTGGAACTTCACGGCGATTCCTGCCAACCAAGGAAACAAGACACGGTTTCCCGGATTTAAGTCCAGTGACAACTGAACAGCAAAATTAGTACTTGCGGTAACACTACCAACAAATTCACGGTGCCGTACAACAATGGACTGGTTTTCTTTGTGCATCATGGGAATGGAAGATGCGGCCTTGAGACTAGTGACCATGCTGTTACTCTGTACGGCATAGTCACCGGATCCCAACCAGCGACTAAGGGACGCACCCAGGGAAGACCCTAAAGTAGTACCTGCTGCAGGCATTCCTATGAGTCCGCCCAAAGCGCCACCTCCAATTCCTCCCAAACTACGGAGTGCACTACCAAGCAGTGTCATTTCTTGTTCTTTCTTCTTTTTAGCAACCTTGATTGGTGCCCGCGCCTTGCCGACGATAATCGTTTTCTTTGATGCCTTTGGCATGTTTATTAAATGCAATAAGGATATATGCAATATGTATGGTAGACTGTATATCGCAGCCGCTAGAGTGGTGCCCCTTGCACCTCCAGCAACTCATCTACTAATTGGATGTGGGCATGCACAGCCCAATTCCTATAATACTCTTCCATCGCCACCTGCTCATCAGGTGTAATCCCAAACGCGATGTAAAAGCTGTACCGTGTGCTTTCAAGTACGGGCGTCATCTTCGCATCCATCCCCGCACTCATCATGCGACTGCCGCTCTGCATGAACACTGCGTCCGACATGTGACTAGGCTTACCGTTACGCATCATGGCAAGATACATTTCCTGCATGACCGGTACTCCGCTACACAATGACAGTCCGCACTCACCCACAGCGTACAACCACGAGGACAAAGCCCCAGCACTATCCAGGGGGAATAAGCACATGCTGTCCTTCTCCCTTGCTGTGTGGTAGTTACGCACCATGCGCCATTCCCCACCAACACAAACTGGATGTGTCTGACAGAACTCTATCAGCTCGAAGTCGTACACCGGGTCTTCAACGACCATAGTGAATCCTAGTTCAGCGGCATACTCAGCAAATCCGAGACTAAATTGTGGCAGATCTTCACTCTCCATAATCACCACACAATCGTCGCCATTGTTCGCCAAGCTCGCTTTAACTCCACACGCACGTAGCCAACACCATATGATAGCACACATGATGAAGCTATTACCAAGCGACGTGTTCATGTCGCCCGAGCCACGGCCACCCGACACTGTGTACTTAACTACACCGTCATGGCAATATGCTCTCCCTTCATTATTCAACTGCATTCGCAGCAACCTGCGCAATTCGGCGTCGCGGAACAACATGTCATACAGCGAATGCTCAAACTCGAGCAATCCCCTATCAACACTTGCGTCAAACCGCGATGCGTCAATGCCTACCGCAACAGGTTTGTTGTACTTTCCCCACAAATCCCACAACTCCGTCCCCATTTCATTAGCATTGAGGCCTTTGAACACCACATACTTTTGTCCGAATACCTTAGCCATAGCTCGAAAAATTGGTTTCTCGCTGTGTTTCAGGTATCGGCCCAGTCCGATGTTGTATATCGGGCTACGTGGCTGAATGGTTCGGGGGGATTTATTAATAGGTACTTTCTCAACTTTCATGAAGGTCTTGAAACGTGCGTGCATTTTCTGCACACCTGAGGCAATATAGTCATCCAAATAGGACGCGTAGATAGTCCGTTTGCGACCCGTGTAACTGTCAACGAATTCGTCAGGAGTTACAGGGTGGTATCGGGACCCGGCTGCGCGTACTACCTTATCACGAAATTTTCCCAGTATAGACTTGTAGTGCTCTTTATCCCTACCAAGCCTCTTCACCAACACTCCACCAATCTTAGCGTATATCATACGCTCAGCGATGGCAGCACAGGTGGTCAACACATCTGCATTATTCGTGCACAGGGTCCGGTTCTCGTTTCCGAGACCCCCCACTATATGCACGAACCTCTCTTTCACGGCCTCTCGTCTCCAGTGGATGGCCAAACTAGCGTAATTCGGGTCTTCATTGCGTAACGCTTCCCAAGTCTCCGCAGAGGGAGAATGTGAAACACTTGGCAACTTATACACTACGCTATTTTCCACCTTGACGGGGCCCCCTCAGCACCCAGCATCGTACTGGTTCCCGAGTGTAAACAACTTCCTACACTTCCGGGTCCAACGATCAAGGCGTGACAGATGCTCATCATAGCGCCCAGCTTGCAGGGCTTTCCAGCTACCGACCACGTGTCCAGCTTCGATTTCTTCAGCGGTAGGCTCGAAGCAAAGGGACACGATAACTGGTATGAGATGAGCTTGGTGTTGTGGCCGAAGGCCATGATCGGTCATTATTTGTTGTGCGTACCGCCAAACCGCACGGTGGTTAGCCTCTGTAGGCTTCGGGGTGCCGAACTTGGCCTTACACTGGTCCAGCACACGGCGGGCGTAAGTCGCACGATACCTAAACATCACTTCGCGCGCACCCTTAACCGTAACCCTTGGTTGGTCCACCACCAACGCTGGTGCATGACGCACCTCCTCCACTTTCTCCTCACCATCACTGGCCATAGCAATGGGTTCATCTACTAAATACAACGCTCGGGGTTGCGTATCACAAAGGCACTCTTCTGCCAACATGAAGTTATCCCCTGCCGCTGCAATCTCTTCAGCAAACCGGCTCACTGGGCGACCAGTGAGCCACTTCTTTAGTGCGTAAGCACCACACCCTAAGGTCGTGAGTGCCAACGCACCAATTACCACGTTGGTTTTTGATACCGTCATGGCTGCACAATAGAAGTAGGAGGC